CTTTTACTGTGCAGAAGGCGTTGTAGAACTTACGGGTACTCTGGCAGATGGTACCACCCAAACAAGTGGAACAGCAGGATTGTTTTTGTCTGACAACACGCCACATCAATATACGGCCCTGGTGAAAAACGCGGCAGGAACAGATACAGACAAGATTGTATTCAACTTTGAAGAAAATAGCAAACTTTACATTAGAAACGTTTTCAACACCAACCCAACCTTGGTAAACAGTTTCGCAGGAGATAATCAGAAGACTTATTTCCTTGGCGAAACTTTCGATAGAAACATTAGTGACAAACTTAATGCCAATTCCTCTTCTCTAGGTGTTATTCTGGGATTGACGACCACCACCGCAGGACTATCACCGCAGCAGAATTGGCAAGATATGCAACTTAGTAACGCTTCTACGGGATGGTTTTTCTCTCAAGATTTAGGAGAGCAATCCCTATATGACGCTTTGAACATGCAGAATCTCTTCAAATTTGAGGCGATATCTGGTGGAGATTGGGCACAAGCAAATCTTAAGATTTCCATTTCCAACATAAAGGCGTCACCGAACGAAGACGCTCCATACGGAACTTTTTCAGTTCAGATTAGGAAAATAAATGATGCTGACGCAAGAGTTTCGCCAGTCGAAACTTTTAGTGACGTAAATTTGAATCCTAATTCGGCTGACTTTATCGCTCGAAGAATCGGCGATTCCTATAGACAGTGGGACGATACCAAAAAACGATATCAAACTTATGGAGACTATGTAAATCAGTCACGATATGTGAGAGTTTTGCTTGATGGTGCAGTCGCCGCTGGCGCATCGGACCCCAAATATCTTCCCTTTGGTGTTTACGGACCAACACGGTTTGATTCTTTTCAGCTGATTAGTGGGTCCGACGGCGCCCTCATCGACACTTATGTTACCGATGATATTCCGAACGCATTGGGGGCAGGAAGCGACTTTGTTAATGTTGGTACAGTGTCTCTTACTGCTTCATTTGAATTTCCAGAGTTGCCTCTGCGAGCGAACAGCAATGATGCTACCTTGATTAATCAAAAAGATGCTTACTTTGGCGTTGTGACGAATGTCGCCAACAGCAGTAGGCTACAAAGGGATATCCCTGATTATGTCCGGAGGAAACCAGAAAACCTAGACAACCTAGGTGTTACAGGATCTCTAAACTATTCCTGGATTTTCAGTCTAGATGATATTTCTGGGTCGAGCACTGCTGCGTTGGCGACATACACCTCCGGTTCCCGCGTTGGCAACACTTCGCTTACTGCGGTAGGGTATACATCTCCATCGGGTATTGTTACCTCTGCTTCATATGAATCTGTTTTGGCAGCGGGATTCAATAAGTTCACTACAATGCTCAATGGCGGATTTGAAGGTTTGGATATCCTAGAAAGAGAACCTTTTGCTAATAGATTGTTGTCATCTCAAACCGCTCAGAGTAGTTACGCTTTCGCATCAATCGAGAGAGCGATCAATGCAGTCGCGGATCCTGATGTTGTAGAATGTAATATGCTATCGCTTCCGGGTGTTACCAATTCGGTTATCACCGGCAAAATTTTGGAAACTGCCGAGAACAGAGGAGACCTTTTGGCAGTTATCGATCTGCCTGGCGGATACCAACCAGAGACGGAATCGACGGAAAGCGCTGCTAATCGACTTGGCAGCGTGTCCGATACCATATCTCAATTGAATCAGCGCAACATTAACAATAGTTATGGGTGCGCTTATTATCCATGGGTTCAGATTAACGACACTATAACTACGGGAGGATCCTTATGGGTGCCCCCTAGCGTGGTTGTTCTTGGAACACTCGCCTCTAGTGAAACGAAGAGTGAACTGTGGTTCGCACCTGCGGGTTTCACTCGCGGTGGATTGACCGAGGGGAGCGCCGGAGTGCCAGTAACCAATGTGCGCCAGAGACTAACCTCTGATGACAGAGATGATCTGTACACAGCGAACATCAATCCAATCGCTCAATTCCCAGCAGAGGGCATTGTGATTTTTGGACAAAAGACGCTGCAAGTGACACAATCAGCCCTTGATAGGATCAATGTGAGACGAATGTTGATTTATGTTAAACGTGAGATTTCTAGAATCGCTTCTAGGTTGATTTTCGATCAGAACGTTCAATCAACTTGGAACAGATTTCTGGGACAAGTCAATCCATTTTTATCTAGCGTCAAGACTAGACTAGGATTACTTGACTATAGGGTGATTCTCGATGAGACAACTACTACACCAGAATTGGTTGATAGGAATATTATGTATGCCAGGATTTATTTGAAACCCGCTAAGGCACTCGAATTCATCGCTCTTGACTTTATCGTGACGAGATCTGGCGCATCTTTTGATGACTAAAAACGAAATAGAAAACTATTTATAGTTACAGAAACTGAAATTTGAGGAGAAAATAAAAAATGGCATTTTGGAGTGATACAACGACAGCGGATCCTAAGAGACAGCATCGATGGCTTGTAGATATCGGGGCGCCAGAAGTCTCAGGTTATATTAGTTATATTTGCAAATCGGTTGCTAAACCCAAAATGACAGTTGGCGAAGCTGAACATAAGTTCATCAACCATACTTTTTATTATCCTGGGGGAGTGACCTATGATCCCATCACCATCACCCTCGTAGATCCAGCGAATCCTTCATCAACTCAGGCGCTTTACCGATTGCTTCAGATTGCTGGGTACCGGCCGCCTGACACCATTACGAATTGGAGTGCAGGTAATCCGGATGTTTCAACGATCAGCAAGAGGACGGGCGTTGGTGCGCTTGTTAATACCAAGATAAGCCAAATAAATGGCGACGGACAGATCATTGAGGAAATTGTACTAGAAAATGCGTGGATTAAGAGTGTTGATTTCGGCAGTGATCTTAGTTATGAAAACGAAGGATTAGTTGAAATATCTCTTGAAATTCGTTTTGACTATTTTAATCTTACATCTTTCGAGCCCACATTGTCGCCAAATCCATTCGAGCGCGTTTTGTGATCGGCGATTGAAAATAATGTTTAAATTTTCTTATAAGATGCTCTATACTATAATGTAGAAGTAAATCTTAGGAAGGTTTAGCGAGGTAAAAATGACAAAAAGAAATAATGAGGAACGCCTCGGATTACCTTCGACGGGTGCGAAGGAGTCTGATGACGTGACATCTGCGTCAACTTCACCGCCATCTGAAGGTGGATTATCCTTTGTGTCTCCGACTGCAATGGTCGATTTGCCTTCTGAGGGGAAATATTATCCAGAAGGACACCCACTTCACAATGAGGAATCAATCGAGATCAAAGAGATGACAGCGAAAGAAGAAGATATCTTAACTTCAAAATCGCTAATTCAGAAAGGTGTTGTTTTTGATAAGTTGTTGCAGAATATTATCATAGATAGAAGGATCACCCCGCATCATCTACTTGTAGGTGACAAGAATGCTATACTTATCGCTGCGAGAATCAGCGGATATGGAGAGGAATACGAAACAAAGGTAAATTGCCCTAGTTGCTATTCTTCACAAGATGTTTCTTTTGACCTGCACAATACAGAAGTTAAAGGACCACCAGATCTTTTGGAAGTTTCTGAGAAAGTTAACGCGCCGGTTGGTGAGACTGGTGATCTTACTTTTTCAACAAGACTTCCCAAGTCTCAGCTGGATGTTGAACTTAAATTGATTAATGGCGCTGACGAAAAAAGAATTACAGCGAATCGTCAAATGCGCAAGAAGAAAAAGATGTCCGAGAATATTCTTACGGAACATCTAAAAGCGTGCATTGTGTCGGTCGCCGGAAATACCAGCAAGCAAGAGGTAGACGGGTTTATAGACGGGATGCCAGCACAAGATTCTAGGTTTGTTAGGAAAGTGATGACAGAGATTACTCCAAATATTGATTTAACGCAAGAGTTCGTTTGCGAGGAGTGTAACCACGAGCAGGATTTGGAGGTTCCTATTAACACGGACTTTTTTTGGCCTGACCAATGAATACATGGAAGCGGTTTATGAGCAATTTTTTGTCTTGAAGTATCATGGTGGGTGGAGTCTTATTGAGTCTTATAATCTCCCCATACAATTGAGAAAATGGTTTATTGAGAGACTGCTAAAACAGATAAAAGAAGAAGCGGAAGCGATCAAGAAGAAATAATAGGAGGGCACCAGAGGGTGCCTTTTTATTTGTTGCGAAACTATTTATTTAGTGGAGGATTTTGTTTTATGAGCGACGATGAAATGAAAAGTGACGGCGGAGATATAGTTCCGGCTGTTATTGATTTTAATAAAATGAGGGATGACGACGGAGAAATAAACGAATCATGGATCCTCACCTTTGGTTCCACTCTTCGGTGGTTGATGCCATCTTTGTTCCGTGGCGGCAATCTCCCTATAAATATTCGCGGTACCAAAAGTCAAGTTGGAAATTTTGCGAATGTGCTATCAAAAGAAAAAAGATACCTTCAGTCGTGGAAAAGTACCGGACTAGATAGTCCTGTGACATACAAGAATAAGGGTAAACTAGATTCAGCAATTTCAAAATTTGAGAGAGCGACTGGATTAAAGTGGCCATTTAAATAGATTACATCGCCCCCACCGGCAGGAAGATAAGATAGAATGACCACAGAAAAAGACAAACGCACAATTGCCCTACAAAAAGATATCAACGCTCTCCTGAAAGAACAGAAGGAGATTAAAGAGGATCTCGCGAAAACAACGGGGGAATACAATAAAGAAATTACTAAGGTACTTTCTATTAGTCAAAAACTTTTGGTGACATCAGCAGAAAGAAAGCAGATGGCACTGGAAGAGGTTTCCGAAAACCAAAAGATTGAACAGCAAAAATTGCAGTTGGCAAACTCTATACGTGAGGAAATGAAAAAGCGAATAGAACTTCTCACGGCTGCAAAGGAGTTAGACAGAGAAGAACTGGATATTGCCACGAAGAAACTCGACGCTGCCCACCAGAATCAAAAATTAGCCAAAGATAACCTAGAGACTTTAAAAGATCAGGCATCATCCATAAAGGCGCAGCAGACAGTCAATGAAAAAGCTGTGGGTGCTTTTAGTTCAATTGCTGGCAGCATGGGCATCGCACGAAGTGAAGTGGGAGGCATGGTGAAAGGCATGGCGTTCGCATATGTGGAGGCGGTGAAAACTGACGGACTTCTCATGGGCACTTTGAAAACCGTAGGGTCAATAGCAATGGCTTTTTGGGACGTTTTCAATCCAGTAAATCTTATATCATCATTGATATCGAAAATTATGACTGCGAGTGTGGAATTCCTGCACACTAGTTCCGCTGCATTAGCAAGTTTTAGTGCCGCCGCAGGTGACGCAGGCGCAATGGCGTCAGATGTTGGCGCCGCCATGAGTTTGGGTACTGGCGTTAATATCACTCAAGCAGCTCAAGCGGCGGGTGCGCTCGCTGGTGCGTGGCAAGGTATGGCAGATGCTTCTTCGAATACAAGAACGCAGATGATTAGGACAGGCGCCGAGTTTGAGAGAATTGGGTGGTCAGCCACTGATTTTGGTAAATCACTAACCTTTATGACAAAAGGACTTGGGATGTCCGCAGAGGAGGCGGAGCACTCGATGAAAGGGCTGGCGTCAGCCGCTCTTGATCTCGGGATGACACCAGCGGAAGTGGGTGCGAACCTTTCTCAACTCCAGGGCAATCTCGCACTTTATGGCGGCAGGATAGGTGATAAATTTATTGAGATAGCCGCAGCAGCGAAAGCGGCGGGACTTGAGATGGCGGACGTTGTTGCGCTTGGTGAAAAGTTTGATACCTTCGAGGGCGCAGCATCTACAGTAGGACAACTTAATGCTTATCTGGGCGGACCAATGCTGAACAGTTTGGAAATGTTTCAGTTACAAGCGGAGAAAGGACCAGCGGCAGTCCAAAAAGCAGTTGTGAGTGCACTGAAGGCGTCTGGTAAGACATTTTTGGATATGAATTATGCAGAGAAGAAGGCGTTCGCTGAGACGCTTGACATGAAAGTTGATGCATTCGGCGCCCTAATGGGATATCAAGATGATGAAGCTATCGCCAGCGAGAAAGCAGCCAAGAAAGAAGCGGCGCAACAAAAAAGATATCAAAAAATGCTCCGCTCGACAATAAGTTTGGCAGAGCAGATTCAATATTTCTTCCAGTCAGTATTCGCCCACCCAGCGGTGATATCTGCATTGAAAGATTTCTTTGGGGTGCTTTATGGGGACAAAACGAAGAAGGGTCTCGGCGCAGTTACTAAATTGATTGGCAACGGAATGGCGATTGCAATAAAAGTTGCAACAAAGGTGCTCGGTAGACTGGTGGAAATATTTAATACCCATTTCGGACCCAGCCTAGAGGGGGCCGCCGAAGGAGTCAAAGTATTTGGCAGGAGTTTTAAGGGTCTCGATGAATTCGTAGATCGGGCGGCCACTTATATCGCAGAGAAATTTGGCCAAATACTGGGAGCTATAAAGGGCGTGATAGAGTGGATGACATCAGATAAGAGTTTTTGGGATACAAGCTTTGGAGACTGGTTGCAGAAAATAGCGCTGTACGCTGGAGCGTTTGTTGTTGGTATTATGGCTATTACAGCGTTATTGTTCTGGGCATCCCCCGCCATCGCTGGTGCGTTGTTCGCGATAGGAACAGGCGGGTTGGTCCTCGTGCCAGTCTTGCTTTCTTTGGCACTGGTATTCGCTTCGATGGCCATCCCATTGTGGATGCTAGCGAAGGTAATTGGAAAGGTGGCAGATGTGGTTGGAGCATTTGCAGACGTTTTTTACGGCATAGGTGACGCGATACATTCAGTAGGAGTATTTATCAAACAGGTTTTGGGTATAGTTATGGACCAGGGGATCGTGAAGGCAGCCATGATGGCTGCATTTATTGTAACTCTTGGTAACGCATTAGGCAAGTTTGCAAAAAAAGCAAAAAAGATACCCACCAAAAAGTTGGAAGCTACGAGCAAGTTTATTACCACTATAAAAAGCGATGCCAAAGGAGCGGCGGATGGTCTGAATATGATGGCCAAGGCCGCAACGAAACTGTCTAAGGCTATGAGCGGAACCAGCATGAAAAAACTTACGGGATTATCGTGGAATGTAACGAGTGTTATGCGCGCCACTGCACTAGTGAAACAAGAGAATGTTGACGGCGCTGTCAAAATTATTGAAAAGGCGAAGGAATACCAGGAAGCGATTCACGCTGATCCAGACAAACTTGATGCTGTCGTTGAATTAATTAAGGCGACCAGACCAGCGGGCGCAACCGCTGGCGGCGGAGGTGGTGCGCCAATTAACATTACCTTGGAGTTGGGTGGCACAGTTCTTGAGAAATATATATGGGATAGCGTCACGAGAGGATTGATCAAGAGAACGTGATAAACTAACTGGTATCACAAACAAAAAGGCGATTTCTCTCTAATTATAGAATATAGAGAAGAGGAGATTTTATTATGGAAGATGAAGATGATTTAGATCTAGATGCTCTGATTGCTGGTCACGACTCTCACTTTCGTGAAGACGACATCAGGAGCCAACTGTCTTATGGCGAAGATGACCCTGTTGCCATCACCCTTACTGGCGACGACCCCCTGCAAGAAGGTACGCAACGAAATCCAGAGGAGCAGTTTTATCACGATCCCTCTACTGCTTGGGCAGTAAGCAAGGGATATTTTATTGAAATATATCATCTTCTCTCGACACAATCAATTTTCTTTAAAGCGTTTTTGACAGATTTTAGTGACAATTTTTCTGCTAACTACAACAAAGAGCAAGTATTCGGAAGATCTGACCCTATCCAAACATATCAGAATACAGAGCGTACTATTAATCTGGCGTGGGATCTCGTCTCTTCTAACTTGAAAGAAGCGAAGCAAAATATGATCAAAGCGAATAACCTTATTTCAATGATGTATCCATCTTACGGTGGCGCCGGAGATAGTGCTACAAATATAAAATCCGGACCTCTTTTTAAGATAAAGATGGGTAATTTGATTTGCAGACCAGGACTAGGTGAAGACGGCGGTACCTCACCCGCCCAATTCGATGGACTCGCTTGCACAATATCAGGATTTCAATATAGTCCCAGTATTGACGATGGGTTTTTCGATCCAGTGCCTGGCATATTTTACCCTCAAACAATAAATATTGATATTGAACTTTCAGTTCTTCACGAGCAGGTTCTGGGATTCAATAGTGATCAGGAGGCGAAGTCACTAATGGGTTTTTCGCAAGGAAGTAATGATTCTAGACCGGCATTTCCATATGGGGGTGCAATTCAAGGTGGCACCCCTACTTCTGCCAACAACTCTACTGTTAGATCTGGTTTGCCCTCGGAGTTGATAGAGTTCCTTGCTGATCTCGACAAGGGGGATCCTCCTCCCATCAATGTAGATGTGAACGGCGAGCGTATAGCGAATGTGTATGGCGCAGATAGCGCAGGATACGGCGAGGTGAACATAGGCATACAACCAGGAATCGGATCATTTTTAGAATTGCAAAAAGATCTTATGAATGCAAGATTGAGGGTGCGGGCGAATGAAATTTTATCCCCTCAAGATAGAACGTTATTGAGAAATATTGATAGATTTTTGTTTGAAGATGTTACGGCGCTCTGGTAAGGGGGATAGATAACAAATGGCATCAAGATACGATAACACAAAAAGTGCGCTCAATGATTCGGAGATGTACAAGAAGCAATTTGACAATAGGGGTGTTAAGTTCATAAGGCAACTGAGAACATCCACTTTGACTTACCCAACTGCAAAGGAGCGTTCTTTCTTAAATAGCGAGACGCGAGTTTGGAAGGTGGGAGATAGATTCTATAAGTTGGCGAGTCAATACTATGGAGATCCAACCTATTGGTGGCTAATTGCGTGGTATAACCAGACGCCAACCGAATCGCATCTCGCCGTTGGGACTGTCATAGAAATACCTCTTCCTTTTGAGCGGGTGATGGGTATCTACACAAGGAGATCAGCTTAGGATGCCAAGCAACACATTCAAACCAGCACTCGCATTTTTGAAAGCGTTGAACGTGCCCGATTCAGAGGTTCAAGGATACCCCACCGCGGCCGCAGCACGCGCCGTGGCGGCCGCCGATCATGCAGTGGACGAACTGCGTAAGGGCGCCCCAGATTTCTGGCCTCCACGAGAATTGGCAGGCGCACCTGATTTCTCGGCGTTGCCTACCCCGTATGGGCAAGAAAACCAGACTGAAGGCAACAAGACGGATAAGATATGGTACGACATTGCAAAAGCGAAGTACGACGAGTTCATCAGCGTACCAACCGCCATCGCATTCCAGAAAGCTGAGTATGAAGAGATAAAAAAAACAGATGTAAAAGCGAAAGCCAAGAAGGGCGGCCGCCGAAAAAAGAAAAACGAACTTGCGGCGAGAGGACTGCTCCAACAGCGCGAACAAGCTTTTCTTCTTCAAAACATAGATACCATTCTGAACCTCAACAACTCTCCGAATCAAATCCAATTGCCAAGATTAATAGTAGCAAGCACATCGGAGAACTTAGTGGGGAAACTCTGCTCTCCCAGAGAAAGAATGCTCAGCCTTATGGGGGCTACCCCAAAAGATTTAAGTGCTTTAACTCCTTATCTTCGCCTGTACAAAAAAGACAAGAACCCATCATCTGGCGCCATCCGCGTAAGGGAATTTAAGTTTTCATCTCATAGTCAGAATTTACATGAATTTTTGAGAAATGGAACTTCTGGTGGATCTGATATAGGTCTGAAAAGTTTTAGTTTTGAGAGTCGGGGAGGCACCTCTTACACCAGTCTTAGGAATATGACTGGCGAAATGACTCTTTATTTTAAATCATTCGTGGACCTGGCGAACACTAATTCCGGAGTAGATCACCTCGGGTGGATCGAGTTGCTTTTCAGTGAAAATCTTAGTCCGGAAGAACTTTGTGATGGAGTGCATACCTACGATGAACAGACAGGGGCTCTGCTCGAATCAGTGTGCGACGACGAGCAACCCGACTTCGATTCCAGTGCTACGATATACGCAGAAATAGGATATAATTTTTCAGACAACGCTATTGAGGATGCAGGATTGAAAGATGCGATTGAAAATACCCGCATGCTTTTGACACTCAATCCCCTAACAACGGAGTGGGATTTCAAGGACGACGGATCAACTGAATTAACTATTTCGTTCCAAGCTTCCGGAGAGCATAGTGGCGACCGGCAAGAAGCGAACGTGCTAGCGGTAGGCACCACTGAAGTGGAACTAGCAGATCTCAAGAATCTAAAGAAAAAATTGTCTACTGCCAAAGCAAATGCAAAAAAGTTAGAAGACAATCCGGACTTATCAAAAGACGAAAAAGCAGACAGGAAAACACAAAGGGCAACACTAAAAAAGGATATAGGTAAACTAAAAGATACCATAAACAAAAAGACAAACCGGCTGACGAACACCAACTACGGCAGGTTTATAAAATATCTTTACGATAATGATAGATTATTTAGTTTTACGATTTTAGAGAGTGATTATCAAGAAGGGAAACTTTCTTTTAATAAAGCAAATAATTTTGGGTCACAGGAAGAAGCAACTAAGGAGATAGTGGGAGGCGCAGACTTGAAGAAACCATCCCCACTGGATGCATCAGAAGATTCATCCGCCGAGCACACAATAGGGTATTTTTATTTTGGAGATCTGTTGAATTATATGGCATATGCACTTGTTCCTATTCAAGAAAGAGCAAATTTATCGTTTCAACAATTTATCCCTGTTTCGTATTCCGAATTCGCCATCCCGTTCACCGCAGCGTATGGATTCGTTTATGGTGTAAACACAGCCATATTCTCGCGTGTGGCGGCGCTCGAACAAAATCAGGAAGACTTTGCGGTGTTTGAGGAAACTAAAGCTACCCGCGATTATTTGGCACTGGCGAATCTTCCTCAGTCAAGCGAGATTATAGTTGGGGATTATACATTTCACATATATCCATCAGAGGAGATCGGATCACTCGACGACGAGTGGGCAAATCTTGTGAGTGAGAGAAGAATTAATTTGACGAAGCTTCCGATATCATATAGTTTGTTTAATAATTTTATGCAGCAACAAGTTATTAAACAAAAAAGAGCGCTTTGGACGTTCAACGATTTCCTACAAAGCGCTATCGCAAACCTGCTCACAGCAGCGTTAGATGCATATGTCGCTGAGAGGAAGTACGCAGAAAAGAAAGCAGGGTTTTCGCAGATAGAGAAAGGAGCGGGAACGCTTGTAAAATCCGAAGTCTCAGGGCATTCTCCAGGATTGATTCTTGCCCGGAAAAATGGAACCCCCGTGAATTTTGATGGACCCCTTGGGAGCATCGCAGAGATCGCCGATACATGGAGAATTGCAGGACCAAATCTGGAAGGTCTTCTTGGCAGGGACGATGTTGGCGATGATGAAATTCCAACCAATTTTATTATTGTCGGCGGATCGAGAGTGCGATCCCCACAGGTTGGGGAGGATGAGTACGAAGATTCCAAGCAGGGGATTTATCACTTGAGGGGTGGTAGTTCTACTGGAATTGTTAAAAGCGTAAAGTTTAGTCAGGCATCCACCGACCTCAAAGATATACTTTTGCTGAAGGCGCTTAAAGGCGGCGCCGGAATAGGATTGGGTGTCTTGAGAAATGTATATAATGCGGAGACAATTGTTTTTGGCAATCCTATGTTCTATCCGGGGCAACAGTTGTGGTTATCTCCTTCCGTGACTGGTTTTGGAAGCTTGGCCGCGGCAAAATCAATTGCAAATCGACTTGGGTTGGGAGGATTATATATGATTACTGCTGTTGCAACGACGCTTACTCCTGGTTCGCTGGAGAGTTCCTTGACATGTATTCAGGATGCGCAAAACTTCAAAGAAACGACACCTTCTGATTTGATCGGTGGATAGGGAGCAAAAATGAAATATAGTTTCGGATCAAATTCTCTTCCTGCTCGCCCATCATTCACGGAAAGAACTAAGTATATTGAAAATTATTCTACTGGGTTATCTAATCATAGTTTCGTAAATTATTGGTATGAACACATTTCATACGGCAGGATTGATAATAATCAAGACGCTATTTATCCTGCGTCGGGGTCGGTGTTAATGAATAGAGTTTTGGGAGAGGGTGAGGTGTTTGCGCTTAACTTCGTCGCCGATGCATTTAGCAGTATACAGAGTGACGCGAAAGAACTTATCAGGGTTGGAGCGATCTCTTCCACTGGGTTGGTGTCTCGTCTGTTGGAGCCAAAAAGGGGGTGGAGATCCCCACGGGAAGATTATTTTTCATATGTTCGAAAGATGTATGAAGGTCTTATTTTTCCTTTTATGTCATCTAGAAAGATAAACGGGAAAATCTTAGATTTTCCTGATTTTATAGAACAATTCACAATTCTTATTGACAGAGTTACACTCCTTCAGCCGTATACGATGTCAGAATATTTGCTGAGTAATTTATCTACTCCTCTATATAGTGGACTGGTAATTGAGATTGATGACACCAGCGACCAGGGGGAGGATCTGAATAAGATAGCAACATATATAAACGATATACAGTTTGAGACTTATCGCCAATTGGCCGCCAACCAGGGATTTGCGCTTGACAAGAATGCGCCGTGGAGATTGGTCGCCATTACATACTCTAGCCAGATGACAGATCTAATGCAGAAGTATGATGTAGGGAAAGAGACGTTGACAGAGAAATTTTATAAACTTTCTTGCTTTATTGATGTTTCGGACTTGAAATTCTATTTGAAAGAGTTCTACAATATGTTTGTGGGGCAGATACCATCTGTGCGCGTCCCTCTTTTCGGAGAAGAAGGTAGAAAAACAAGCTTGACAAAGGTTATTAAGCGTGATATTATGTCGGAGGAGCAGTATGAAGAAGAGTGGAGATCTGATGATTCTTTCTGGTTGCGGTTATGCATTTATATACGAGCGAAAGAAACCAATCGCGACTGGAACCAGTATAAATTTGATCAGGTTTCAGCAAAAGCCGCTCAATTTCTTGAACATGCTAATGAAGACGCTGCATTCAAATTCATCAACAAAGAAGTGAGGAGACCATGGGGAGAAGACGAAGTGATAAAGAAATATCGTAGAGGGAATTTTAGATTTCAAAGAAAGTGAGGGTAGATTGTTTTATACAATCCTCGATTCAAAACAAGAGTGCTTAGGATATTATTATGACGGTGATATTCACGAGCAGAAACCAGACACCAGCAAACACTATATAACTTGGGACTACAAGCACCATCATCATCAAGAAGGCGCTCAGTATCTTAGTTTATATTGTGGAGGGAAACCTCTTTCTGCTTTTTGTCCACCTCACTTGCAGAGAGAGTGGGAGTTTTCTCAATCGAAAAAGAAAGCATTTGGCAACGCTATCGCTAACAGCAAAGTGAGGATAGATGATGTATGCATATATGATCTCATTCCTCGGTGGTTCCTAAGAGAGAACTCGCAATTGAGGTGCGAGATATTTCAGGAGATTTACAATGAGAATAGGAAGCCGAAATCGTATGATTTTATGCTTGAGTTGGAAAAGCTTTTTGGTGAGATTGAGGAGAATGAACTTAATGTTGACTCCTCTTATCTTGATAGCAGGAGGGGTCAGTCCGCAGTTAGGAATTTCATCAAGAGAATAAGAGGAAAAAATACAATCAAATATAATCAGTTTGGTTCGGTGACAGGAAGACTTACCGTTTCGAGCGATAGTTTTCCGATTATGAACATAAACCACTCTTATCGAAGGATCTTAAAACCAAATAACGATCTTTTTGTGGAGTTTGATTATAATGCGGCCGAACTGAGGACGCTTCTCGCCCTTTCAGATCGGAAGCAACCGCAAGAGGATATTCATGGATGGAATATAAAGAATATTTTCAAGCGTGACATATCGAGGGAAGAGGCGAAGAAGAAAATCTTTGCGGCGATATATAACCCCAACATGAAGCAAGATTATTACCAAGTGGAGAAGGTGTTAGAGAAATATTATAATTCAGGTAAAATTATCACGCCGTTCAATAGAGAGATAGAGTGCGACCAAGGACACGCTTTGAATTATATCCTCCAGAGTAGCACCAGTGATTTGGTGTTGGAGCAAGTTATAAAGATAAACAAGATCTTACGAGGAAAGAAGTCAAAGATTGTGTTTCTTATCCACGATAGTTTTGTTTTGGATTTGGTATATGAAGAGCGATCTCTAATATGCGAAATCAAGGAAATTTTTTCCCAGAACAAATTTGGAGATTTTTTAGTTAATGTTAGAGCGGGTAAAGATTTTGGCACTATGAAGGAGATTGACGTATGATTAATGTAATTGGACTTGGGAACGCCGGATGCAATATAGCAGAAAGTTTTTCCAAATATCCTCAGTATGAGGTCTATAAGATAGATGTGTCGCTTAAGAAGCAAAAGAATTGCTTTTCTATGCCCGAAAGAACATCTCCAGAAGAATACGAGAGCAAGTTTCCTGCAAGAGTTTTATCCTCCCTTAGAAAGATACAGGGGGACATTTTGTTTGTTGTTGGAGGTGGGGGTGATGTATCATCTGCTTCTCTTAGGATTTTGGAGGCGGTAAGCAAAAACAAAATAGAGGTGCTCTATGTGAAGCCCGATGAATCTATCGCCACTGATGACGAGACTCTTCTTGACAAAATATCTTTTAACGTATTTCAGCAATATGCTCGTTCTGGTCTTTTTGAAAGATTGTATATCGTTTCCAATTCAGAGATACAGAGAACAGTGGGAAACATCCCCATTAGCAAATATTATGACACTCTTAATGAGATCATCTCTTCGACGTTTCATATGGTGAATGTTTATAAAAACAGCAAACCGACCATTTCAAGTTTTCCGAAGGAATCTGAGGTGTGCCGTATTTTTACTATAGGAATCGGCGAGTTAGAAAAAATTACAGATCAGATGTATTTTTCTCTTGACAACACGAACGAAAAGAGGTATTATTTCGCTATCAACAAAAAGGAGTTAGAAGAAAGCACTACTTTGCTATCTAAGATTAAGACGAGAGCGAAGCAGAAAGATAAGAACATAAAAGCAGGGTTTGGAATATATCCAACCGACTATGAAAAGAACTATATCTACATTGTCTCGCAGACAAAGATAATTCAAGGAGTAAATTATGATTAAAGTTTTTACAGGAACTTTTCAAAAGAAAAATAGTGATACAAGAAATATGACGTTTGTTAAGTTAGAAGATCTGCCAAAGGATTTTCTAAATTCAAAAGTTAAAAATGAGAACTCATCTCGCACCCTTCCGGCCGGACTGGAGTTGGTGTGGGATATTGACAGTGCTGGATTTCGCACCTTCAATTGGCAATCTGCCGTAGGCGATGTCAAGGTGGAAATCCTCAAGGGAAAAGAAAAAGACGATTTCGAAACAAAACACTTGACAGAGCAAAAGTGATCTGTTATAATAAGCAAATCAACAACGAAAAGGAGTCATAATATGGCAAGCAAAAGCAATACTATTAACAAATATGCCACGGATCTCACCCCATTGGTGGCATCCATTGGTCCCATGAGATATGGGACGCCACGGCATTTAAAGTTAGAGACTAAGGAGTTTCTTGGTATGAAACCAATCCCCATCCAGCGCCAGACAGCATTTCGAATTGCTTCCGTCGCAAAGTTTTTATCTAACAATCCGATGCCAACCCACGAAGAAGTCGCAATTGCGGAGTATCCGGATAGCGAAACGGGAGACACAGTGCGGGAGGTAATAAACGCTAACACTCGCGGAGATATCTGGGCAATCAGCATGGGAATGGAAACTATGACGGGAATTGACGATCACGAGGTTCTTCAAAAAAAGAAAACCATAGAGTTGTGCAACAAAGTTAAAGTGCCCTCTGAAGTGTCGGCAACGATTTATCCATGCGACAGCAAAAAAGCGGCAGAAGAGCTTTACAGATCATTCGACAGCATGGACTCTGTAGAAAAAACCGCCCAGAAGATTACCGGATTATGTAGAAGCATGGGGGTTGATTTTCGCAAGCTTGGACTCTTTAAGAAAGGCAACATCGTCAAGATACTTCAGTATGCTGGACAGGGATACCCAGATACAAACGAAGGAGACTCAGCAGCGACACTGGGACTTTTTTTTCGAGAGCTTCAGAAGATAGATGAGATATCTACGACTCAGAATAAGGCGGTGTATAACGCCAACATCATTTGTAGCTTTGTGAAGATGTTTAAGAAGTATGGATGCGAAGATAAGAAAGTGAAGAAAATGCTACAAAGGCTAGAAGATAGCGACAGAGGACCGTCATCGAAGAGTAGGGGGAGAGACGGCATCACCTTCCTGTTGGAAGAGATGGATTCTAGGTCTCAATTCCCGACAGGGTGGAAGACAGACGCCACCTCGATGCCGCTAATGCAAGACTTTATTCTTTGGTGCCTGGAGAATCAGTATTCGGGGGCACTCAGGAAGCAGTACAAGGCGCCAAACTTAAATGGGGGTAAAGGCAACCGCAAGAACCTCCACAACTCTTTCTGGGAATTCCTAGAAGATGACGACGAGTAAACAAAACACTTGACAGAGCAAAAGTGATCTGTTATAATAAGCAAATCAACAACGAAAAGGAGTCATAATATGGCTATTGATATGAAGAAAATGAAAGCGAAATATAATAACCTCAAGAACCGTGCGGGTTCTGGGTCGAGTGGGTTTTGGAAACCTTCGGAGGGATTACAAACATTGCGTATTGTTCCCGCCGAGGATGGAGACCCATTCAAGAGTTATTCTTTCCACTATGGTGTTGGAAAGGAAAACGGATTTTTATGCCCCAAGCAAAATTTTGGGGATGATTGTCCAGTGTGCGGTTTTGTTCGGAAACTGTACCAAGAAGGTGATGAAGAAAGCAAAGCGATGGCGAGACAACTGGGAGTCAAGTCGCGGTTCTTTTCTCCGGTGCTGGTTCGCGGAGAAGAAGAATTGGGTGTTCGAGTTTGGGGATTTTCCAAAACGGTGTATGAGATTTTGTTGAATCTTGTTTTGAATCCTGATTATGGCGACATAACGGATATTGAAACCGGAATTGACTTGGATATTCACTACGGAAAACCACCCGGAGGTCAATTTCCTGTGACCAAAGTTACCCCCAAGCGGCGCTCTAGCAATCTTTGCAATGACAAAATTACTGAAGAGCAGTGCAAAGAATTTCTGGAGAATGTGCCAGAGTTTGACTCTCTTTTCGAGAGAAAAACGAGTTCTAACGTTCAAGGATACTTGGATGAGCATTTGGCAGCCGACAGTCCTGAAGAATTCTCCAGTGAAGTGGAGAAATACTCAGGAGCGAGTAAAGTGGATAGCGCCCTAGATGAATTAATGAGCGGATAATCCCCACCTACCCACGGGGAGGCACAGGGTTATCAGGTGCCTCTTTTTATTTCGGAGTTTATTGTGAAGAACAAAAAGAGCGGCAAGTTAAGTATTGCAGCGATGCGGTCTCTTATAAATAAGAAGGCGGGAATGACGGTGGCACACGATTTGTCTTCCGACAATCCTACGCAGGTTATTGATTGGATACCCACTGGTTCGACGTGGCTAAATGCTATTATTTCCAGAGGAAAAATGGCAGGGATTCCCGTCGGGAAACTAACAGAGATCGCTGGAATGGAATCGAGTGGTAAGAGCTATATGGCAGCACAAACGGCCGCCAACGCCCAAAAGATGGGAATAGATGTTATTTACTTTGATTCTGAATCTGCTATCGATCCTTCTTTCCTTGAGAGAAGCGGCGTCGATATAAAAAAACTTTTATATTTGCAGGCGATATCAGTTGAATTTGTTCTTGAAACCATTGAAGAACTTTTGAACTCAAATGAGAACAGGATGTTGTTTGTGTGGGATTCTTTAGCGCTAACTCCGGCGGTTAGCGATGTGGAAGGATCTTTTAACCCAAATGAATCAGTGGCAGTAAAGGCGAGAGTTTTAGCAAAAGGAATGTCTAAATTGATAGTGTCCTTGGCGAACTCCCAATCAACACTTTTGGTTCTTAATCAGTTGAAAACTAACCTTCAGGTTGCGAATCCTAAATATGCCACCGATAGTGAGAAGTATGTGTGTCCAGGCGGAAAATCGATGATGTACGCCTATAGTTTGCGTATATGGCTAACTGGCAGAAAGGGCAAAAGTAGTTTGATTCTTGATGACAAGGGATATAGGGTTGGCAACGAACTTAAGGCGAGATTAGAAAAATCTCGGTTTGGTACCGCCGGCCGGACATGTAATTTTAAAATTATGTGGGGAAAGGATGTTGGAGTTAAAGATGAAGACAGTTTATTCGAAGCGATACAAAGTTCGGAGCATTTAAATAATTCGGGCCCCTGGTGGTCTCTTCGATATGACGACGGCACGGAGCAGAAGTTTCAAGCATCTAAGTGGGGAGAGTTTATGAAAGATCAAAAGTTTAAAGATAGAATAATGCAACTCCTTGATGAGGAAGTTGTTCTTAAGTTTGATCAGAGATCTGTAGATGCTAGCAATTTTTACAAAGAAGACGACCAAGAAGAGTGAGCAACTCTACAATAAAATCTTTGCGTGAAACCATAGAGATATCACTAGAAGCGATAGAGTGCTTGACAAGCGAAGTGATGACTCTTAGGGAGAGTAACACGAGGATGAAAAAGAAGATAAAATCTTTGAAGGTAAAGATTAAAAGATTGGAAGAAAAGAATGACAAAAAAAAGGATGATGATAATTGACGGTCACAACGCCTTTATTAGACACTACATTGTGAACCCAACTCTTTCCGCCAACGGACAACCAATTGGCGGAATTGTTGGTTTTTTGCAAGGACTTCAGAAACTTTCTAGGATGATGAAACCAGATCTGATAACGGTGGTCTGGGACGGCGCAGGAGGAAGCAGGAAGCGAAGAAGCATCGTGAAAGGATATAAGGAGGGCAGAAAGCCCGTAAGACTCAATCGCTTTATTCGGAACATGCCAGAAAATGAAGAGTCAGAAAATATGATGTGGCAGCAAGTGAGAATTTTAGAATATCTCAACGAAACCCCCGTCATTCAGTTTATGTTTCCGGAGACGGAAGCGGATGATGTTATATCATATGTTAGCAATTTTCATCAATTTGATGATTGGCACAAAATCGTGGTTTCGAGTGATAAGGATTTCTTTCAGATTTGCGGCGACTCGACTGTACTATACCGACCCATTCAAGATGAAGTTGTGAATAAGAATACGATTGTAGAAAAGTTTCTTATTCATCCTAATAACTTTGCACTCGCTCGCGCAATCGCGGGCGACAAGTCTGATAATCTTCCTGGGATATCTGGAGCGGGTCTGGCCACCGTGGCCAAAAGACTTCCATTTCTTGTGGAAGAGAAAAGTTATTTAGTTTCAGATGTGCAGGAATATTGTCGAGAGAGAAAAGACGAAAAGATAAAGTTTTATAAAGATGTTGATGATAACGGCGAGTTAGTTAAAATAAACTATAAAATGATGCAACTATATTCTCCGCCTCTTTCAAATCAGACTTCTAGGAAAATAAAAGAAACATTCAAGAGTTATACGCCTCTCTTTAACAAGACCGCTGTAGTAAAACTGCTATTTGCGGACGGGTTCCCCCAAGTTAATTTAGATGAGTTATACGCTTTGTTTCGAAAAATAATCTTCGAATCTAAAACAAAGTGATTGACAAAAGCGAAAAATAAGCTTATTTTACATTTGGGACGGGTATATGGAACAAACGAGAGATGCAACATTCGGATCTTTTGGCAAAGCTTTTCAAGAATCTTTGGCAAAGATAATTTTAGAAGATTCAAAGTTTTCAACACAAATCGGTGAAGTGCTTGACATAAATTTTTTTGAACTGAAATATTTACAAGATTTTGTCAAGAAGATTTATTCTTACAAGAAGAAATATAAGACGCATCCTTCGGCGCCAACATTTGAGAGCATTCTTAAGAGCGAAGATTCTTCTTCGAGCGAAGTAGTAAGAAAGCAAGTTAGGGATTTTTATGTCCGCCTGAAGACTGATAATTATGCAGACGTTAACGATGAATTTGTAAGAGACAAGTCTCTTGATTTTTGTCGCAAGCAGACGCTTCAGGGCGCAATGCTGAAGAGCGTTAAACTAATGCAGGATTCATCTTTTGACGAGGTGAGCAAGATTATTAATGACGCCCTAAAGTTGGGGGTTAGCAACGATGTTGGATATGATTTTATCGAGGATTTTGAAAAAAGGTATCAGATAAAATCTAGGAATCCGATTACTACTGGATGGGATGAGATCGATGGCATCATTGGTGGTGGCATGGGAAAGGGAGAGTTGGGCGTGGTCATTTCTCCTACAGGCGTAGGCAAGAGTATGGTGCTGACACACATGGGGATGCAAGCACTACAGCGAGGATCTAATGTCGTTCACTACACTCTGGAACTTCAAGATGTTACTATTGGAAATAGATATGATAGTTGCCTTACGGGTATTCCGATTAATGATTTATATTACAACAAAGAAGAGGTATTTAAAGAGGTAAAGAGTCTTGCGGGAAAACTTTTGATTAAGGAATATCCGACTAAAAGTGCTACCACTCAGACCATCAGAACTCACTTGGAAAAGTTGAAAAGTAGGGATTTTGACGTTGACATGATCATTGTAGATTATGGTGATATTTTAAAGCCTATTTTTCAATCAAAAGAGAAAAGAGAAAATCTCGAAACTATTTATGAAGAGTTAAGGGCAATTGCTCAAGAATTCGAGTGCCCGGTCTGGACCGCCTCTCAAACTAATAGGAGTGGGATAAACGCCGAAGTTATAACAATGGAATCAATAAGCGAAGCATTTTCGAAATGCTTTGTAGCGGACTTCATCTTCTCGGTATCAAGAACAGGTTCAGATAAATCCAACAACACAGGTAGAATATATATTGCCAAAAATAGGAATGGCATTGATGGCATCGTGTTTCCAATTTTTATGGATCCAAGTAATGTGGAGATAAAGGTGTTCCCTCAGACAGAATTATCTGCGGAAGCGGGCGACAATGGGCCACAGAAAGTATACAGGGAGATGCGAGAGCAGAGAAGAGAAAAAAATAACCTCACAACAAAAGGAGAATAAAGCATGCGAGAAGAAATGGAATTATCAAGTAAAATCTTAAGTGACATTACAGTTTATATGAAATACGCCAGGTATTTAAAAAAACTAGGAAGAAGAGAAACCTGGGAAGAGTTAGTCACGCGAAACAAACATATGCACCAAAAAAAGTATCCTGAATTGCGGGAAAAGATAGAAGAGGCATATAAGTTTGTTTATGATAAGAAGGTTTTACCATCCATGAGATCCTTGCAGTTCAGCGGAAAACCAATTGAGATTTCTCCTAATAGGATTTATAATTGTGCATACGCTCCCGTAGATGATTGGCGAGTGTTTAGTGAGATTCTTTTTTTGCTTTTGGGGGGTACTGGTGTTGGATATAGTGTCCAGTCCCACCACGTAGAAAAGCTTCCAGAAATAAGAAAGCCTAACTCCAACAAATCAAGACGATACCTCGTTGGCGACAGCATCGAAGGATGGGCAGATTCCGTAAAGGTGTTGATGAAATCTTATTTCAACGGCACCCCTACTGTTGATTTCGATTTTAGTGATATCCGCACGAAGGGTGCTCAGTTAGTAACAAGCGGAGGCAAAGCGCCAGGACCAGAACCATTGAAGACGTGCCTTCGACAGATTAAGAGTATTATGAATCACAAAGAAGATGGCGATCAGCTTTCTTCAATTGATGTTCATGATATTGTTTGCCACATAGCGGATGCTGTGCTGGCGGGTGGCATTCGTCGTGCCGCCTTGATATCTTTGTTTTCGGCCGACGATGAAGAGATGATTTCGTGTAAATACGGTAACTGGTATGAACTTAACCCGCAACGCGGAAGATCAAATAATAGTGCTGTTTTGTTGCGTCACAAGATAGACGAAGAGTTCTTTTTTGGTTTGTGGGAAAAGATACAACTCAGCAATTCGGGAGAGCCAGGGATATATTTTTCAAACGATAAGGACTACGGCACCAACCCTTGCTGTGAGATCGCTTTGCGACCATTTCAGTTTTGTAATTTGTGTGAAGTGAATGCTTCCACTGTGGAAGATCAAGAAGATTTAGAGGGTCGCATTGGCGCCGCCACTCTTATTGGCACGTTGCAGGCGGGATATACCAATTTTCATTATCTTCGGCCTATTTGGCAAAAGACAACTGAAAAGGAAGCGTTGCTTGGCGTGAGTTTGACTGGGATCGCTTCAAACAAAATTCAAGATTTGGATCTCAAGAAGGCGGCGAAATCAGCGAAGGAAAAGAATAAAGAAATTGCAAAAGAGGTTGGAGTTAATATTGCCTCGCGCATCACCACAATCAAGCCAGCTGGTACCACGTCTTTGGCGTTGGGGTGTTCTTCGGGCATCCACGCATGGCACAGCAAATATTATATTCGAAGAATAAGGGTTGGAAAGAATGAGCCGATCTATGGTTATTTAGCAGAAAACCATCCAGAACTAGTTGAAGATGAATATTTCCGTCCGCACGATACCGCTGTTATATCGGTGCCGCAGAAGGCACCAAAGGGAGCCATTTTTCGAGAAGAAAGTTCTTTAAATTTGTTAGAAAGAATTAAATGGTTTTCGAAAAACTGGATTAAACCCGGACACCGACGCGGGCAAAATACTCACAATATTTCTGCTACGATTTCCGTTAAGGAAGATGAGTGGGATATGGTTGGTAAGTGGATGTGGGATAATCATGGATGCTATAATGGGATTTCCGTTCTCCCCTATGATGGCGGATCTTATGTTCAGGAACCTTTTGAGGAGTGTAGTGAAGAAACTTACAATAGGATGATGGAATATCTAAAGAGTGTTGATTTGACGCAGGTGATAGAAACGGAAGATAATACTGATTTGCAGGGAGAACTGGCATGTGCTGGAGGTGTCTGTGAGGTAAAATAAAAAGCTTGACAAGAGAAAATTGATCTGTTAGTCTAAGAAAACATCTTGAACAAAGGAGAAAAAAGATGGCAAAAAGTAATTTAAAAATTGTTGAATCCGGAGCGGATAAAGAAGAAAAGATTGTGAACTATATTAAATCTTTGGCAGCTCTCGAAGAAGAGATGGAACCGTACAAGGAACAAAAGCGAGCGTTGAAAGAAAATTATGTGGAGAATGGATGGCTTAGTAAAGAAGAAATTTCGGCAGCGGTGAAAGCGTTTCGCCTAATGAAGAGCGAAGTTGACCTGGAGCAAATGAAAGATTTCTTTGACTTGTATGCGAGGACCAAGGTGTGTGGGTGAAAAAGTATACGCCGTTTAATAGGCACTTGTTGCTAGAGGGGGATGAAACTAATGAGACGAATTTTGATTCAAAGGTATTGGTACCTGACGACTTTAAAATTGTTAAAGATTTTGGTGCTTATAGGATTGTGGGCAGGTCTTTGGACTGCTCTTCAGTATTTGCCATTGGCACTAGAGTGGTTGTAGAGGAGTCCATGGTTAGGACTGTCGATATAGACGGCGTAAAATATTTCATAATCTCAGAGAATTTTATTGTTCTTTATGAGAATCAATAATGAAATGAATGAAAAATCAAATTTATGAATATGAAAGAATAATAATTGGTGGATCCTTGGCGTCGTTGCTTTATGGGTATTATAATAACATACCTGTAATTTATTCGACGCCAAGGATTCCTCTTTTTTTTGAGAAGGATAAGCAGGGCACCAGCAAGCAACAACGATGGCGCGAACTAGCCTTCCAGATGTCATTGTCTGGGTTGCTCCCGATGAGTGATATAGTGGAAGGGATGCGAGTCGATGGAGATATTCTCAAAGCTTTCACTGATGGCGCTGTATACGGTGCATTTAAGTTTGATGATCTGGTTGTTTTTGATGACGATGGTTTATCCGGGTGGGAAGGTATTCTTAAGAAAAAGAAAAAGATGAAAGTTCTTGACTGGATTAATGACAGGAAGAGTTCCCCCCACAATCTTATGCGTCTTTCTGGTCCTGATGATTTTGTGAAGGATGTGTATTTTTACTTTTCTGAAAGAATGGATGGAAATCCTAAAAAAAAGAAAGACATTTTGGCAATCTCTTATTTGACAGAAAAGCAAATGAGATGTGCGGAATATACAGATTCATACGTGAAATTTAAGGTATTGGATATGATGAAAGATGCAGGCATTCAAGGAAAGAAGAATGGAATTGACCCGCGCACAGGGAAAACAAGAAGATTGTCAATAAAGTTAGAGACTGCACAGAGAGAAGTTTTCACCATTCCCATTGAACCATTCAAGGATGATGATCTTCTAGAGAAATACTGCAATGTTGAAACGAGAAATAAATATGCTTCTCGGTTGAGAAAGTATTTTCATGGAAAATATTAAACCAGTACAGGATACGTCTTACTTTACGTTAGCAGGAGTCATTCCAGTCGCGGGCCCACCACTGGATTTTAAGTTTCCGTGGCATGACAGTTTGATGCCAATTGGGAACAACTATCTGGCGGTCGAGAGAAGCGTGTATGAGTGTGCGATGGCAGGATGTGAAAGTATTTGGATTGTTTGTCACAAAGAGATGCAATCATTAATCAGGCATAGGATAGGAGACTGGATTGTTGATCCGGTATGGACTGCCGCATCGAGAGGGAAGTATGGGTATGCATTCGGATCAGAGCAGGAAAAGACTATTCCGATTTTCTACGTTCCCATTCATCCCAAAGACAGAGACAAGAGAGATTGCCTTGCGTGGAGCGTTGTTTATGGTTCAATGCGGGCGTTTTCTCTCTCGAAGATTATAAGCAAATGGGTTGTGCCAGACAGATACTATGTTTCGTTTCCGCATGGCGTACATAGTGTGCGTAGTTTGCGGAAGCACAGAAAGGCGATTTCTGATAAGAAGAAGAAATTCTACATTTCCCACAAAGGGAAAACGGTGAGAGACGGGGAATATTTGTCGTTTACTTTCGACGTGGAAGATTGGAAAAAGTTTCGCAGAACCATAAGAGAAGGCACCGGCCGTTATGAACCAGGATCGTATTTTGATAAAGAAGAGAATACCGTAAAGGGAGAGAAGCTCCCGCTGGATGAAAGATATAGCGCAAAATACTTTTCACTAGAAAAAGTGTTTGGACAGATAGATATTGACGAGCAAACAATAGTGGAAACTGAAAGATATTTCAACATAGATAACTGGGAAGGATACGCCGAGTATATGGGAAGTGAATATGCGAAGTATGTTATCAGACCCAAGATGATTTTGAAGTATCATGAACATAATCCTTTTGGAGAAGATCGCATAGAAGAAGTTTGAAACTATTTATCTAAAGTGTGGAGGTTAGAATTATGAAAAAGATTATTAATGAATGGAGGCAATACTTGAAGGAGTCATCGCTATCTCGGGTATACGAGCACATACAGGAGCACGACACGGCGATCCTCACCGGATTCCGTGGTGATCCCTCAGACACATCTAAGTGTGTGGAAGCGCCGCCTATTGAAGAGGTGGGCAAAGGCAAAAAGAAAAGCGCTAACTTTCTTCGTAATCGCGATTTGAAAGCCGCTCTTCTTGCATCTGGGTATGGCGTCACTAAAGTAAAGGGATCTTACATAGAAGATTTTGAAACTCCAGCAGCGGTGGAAGTATCAGAGAACAGTCTTTTTGCTGTGAACCTCAAAGATAACCCAAGTTTCATCTCCGATGTTGAGAAGCTGGGAAGGAAGTTCTGCCAAGATTCAGTTCTTGTTATTCCGCGAGGAGGCAAAGGAGCGAAACTGCTGGGCACCAATAATAGTGAATTTCCAGGATTGGGAATGGAGGTGTCGGTTGGTGATCTAAAATATGGCGGAGAAGAAGCGGAAAAGGCGGAGTTCAAGAGTCGTATTCGCAATCGACCTTTTATCACTGCGGAAGGTTTGGAAACTTACGAGGGCCTTTCTCGGAATGAGCGCATGGCAGTAAAAAGCATCGCCAAGAAGATACTCTCGTAGTATCAGCATCTTATGGAGTTCGCAAGAAATAGCTTGACAACCGGAAAGTGATCTGCTATAATACGCTCCGAACTTTAATTGACAGGAAAATCTACTATGGAAAGAAAAGAATCATCGATTCCCTTTGTGGGACTACACGCTCATAGCGTAGCAAGCGTATTTGATGGATTAGGATATCCTCAAGAACATATGGATTTTGCATATGGCAATGGCATGGACGCTTTAGCATTAACTGATCATGGCAACATGAACGGGCTAGCATATCAAGTGATACACGCTAAGAAAATGAAAGAAGAAGGTAAAGACTTCAAACCAATTTTTGGTGTTGAGGCGTATTTTATTCCTTCCGTCGAAGAGTGGAAAGAGGATTATGAACGCACCAAGAAAGAAAGAGCAGAAAGCAAAAAAAGACAAGCGAAACTGGATGGCGATGCAGCAGGCGCAACAGTAGAAGATGAGGGCGAGACTAAGAAAGTAATAAAAAGTTCTCTGAATAAGCGAAGACATTTAATTCTGTTGGCGCAGAACCAAAAAGGATTAAACAACATTTTCCAACTTATAAGCAAAAGCTATAACGAGGGCAACCATTATCGCTTTCCGCGAGTAGATTACGATATGCTCCAGGAGCACAATGAGGGCGTCATTGCGGCGTCTGCGTGTTTGGGCGGAGTATACGCGGGAGATTTTTGGGAACACCGGGAGACGGGCGATGAAGCGGTCCTAGAAGCAATGAG